CTTACGATTGTGCTGTGTTCTACATGTCGCAGCTATCTGCAGAGGCAGAAGGCCGCGCACAGTTGAACCAGAGCATGATGGAGGGTAGCCGTACTGGTAAGGCTGCGGAAGCTGACCTGATGATACTGATTGGTAAGTCGCCAACAGTCGAGGGTCAGGAAGAAGACAGCCCCCTTCGCCATATCAACATAGTAAAGAACAAGTTGAATGGCTGGCACGGTATGGTAAACTGTGAACTAGACTATCTGACAGCGAGGTATGAGGGATGAAGCTGACACTTGATGTAGAGAACACTGTTACCAAGCGTGATGGTAAGGTACACATGGACCCGTTTGAGCCAAACAATACTTTGGTGATGGTGGGTGTGCTGACTGACCAAGACGTATGCTATGCCTTCCCGTTTGACCACACAGGGCATGAGAGCGGGTTTGACTACAGTGACCGTGTGCAATGGTTCTTAGACCAAGCCACTGTGCTTATCATGCATAACGCATCACATGATTTGATGTGGCTGTGGGAAAGCGGCTTCAAGTATGACGGGCCTGTATTTGATACTATGCTGGCTGAGTATGTGCTGCAGCGTGGTGATAAGTCCAAGCCGCTGTCTCTTGAGGCATGTGCAGAGCGGTATCAGTTGGATACTAAGAAGCAAGACACTCTCAAAGAGTATTTTGCCAAGGGCTACAGCACCCGTGACATACCTCTGGATGAATTGTCAGAGTATTGCATAGCAGATATCAAAGCTACACAACAGCTTGCAGACAAGCAGATACGCAGACTCAACAGTCAAAGTGATGCTGGTCTCATGGGTACCGTTGACCTGACCAATCAGGCGGCAGTGTGTTTAGCCCGTATCTACCAGCGGGGATTTGCTGTTGATTTTGACGCTCTGGATGTTGTCCGTCAGGAGTTTGAGCAAGAGCGTGATGACCTTGAAAGAGACCTTCAGGCCCATGTGCGTAGGCTGATGGGTGACACGCCTATCAACCTGAACAGCCCAGAGCAACTGTCGTGGGTTGTGTACAGTCGCAAGGTTCTGGACAAACAGTATTGGGGCAACGCCATTGACCCATACATGGGTGAGTCCGACTTCCGTGGTCTACTCGCGGGTGGCACAGAGCGTCTGCACAAGACGAAGGCAACACAGTGCCGTGAGTGTAATGGCTCCGGTCAAGTACGAAAGGTGAAGAAAGATGGAACACCATTTGCACGAACTAATAAGTGTACATCATGTGGTGGGGCTGGTTATCATCTTGTGGCTGGTAAAGAGTTGGCTGGACTAAAGTTCAAGCCCCCCGGCCCCAAATGGGCTAGTGCCAATGGGTTCAGCACAAGCAAGCAGAACCTTGAGACACTGGAGAAGGCAGCACGTGTCAAAGGAATGACAGAGGCTGTTGACTTCTTGTCAAAGGTTCGACGCCTGTCTGCCATCGACACGTATCTTTCATCTTTTGTAGATGGCATTCGTATACATGCAAAGAATGATAATAAGCTGCATGTTAAACTAAACCAGCATGTTGCATCTACGGGTAGGCTTACCAGCACGAACCCTAATATGCAGAACATGCCGCGAGGAAGCACCTTTCCTATCAAGAAAGTGTTTATCTCACGTTTCGCAGGTGGCAAGATACTTGAAGCTGACTTTGCACAGTTAGAGTTTCGCGCCGCCGCATTCTTATCACAAGATGGAGTAGCAATGGATGAAGTATCTACGGGATTTGATGTACATGCATATACCGCTTCCGTTATTACTGAAGCTGGTCAGCAGACGAGTAGACAAGATGCAAAAGCGCACACGTTTGCACCACTTTATGGCGCAACGGGCTTTGGGAGAACGGCAGCGGAGGCTGAATACTACACACACTTCACGGAGAAGTACAAGGGCATCGCAGATTGGCATTCCCGATTGGCTAAAGAGGCTATAGCCACTGGCAAGATTACCACGCCCTCTGGACGTGAGTTCGCATTCCCCGATGTCGTGCGTAAGCCCAATGGCCGTGTGTCGCATTTCACACAGATAAAGAACTACCCTGTGCAGTCTTTCGCAACTGCGGACATTGTTCCGATTGCGCTGCTGCACATTGATAAACTGCTTGACGGTATGCAGTCTTGTGTGGTAAATACTGTGCATGACTCAATTGTTATTGACGTTCACCCAGATGAAGAAAGGAGAGTTATCGACATAATACATCAAACAAACAAGGAGTTGCCTGACTTGATTACTATACGTTGGGGGTTAGTATTCAATGTACCGCTATTACTAGAGGCAAAAATTGGACCCAACTGGCTTGACACAAAAGATGTGTCGTGATATAACTAGGGCTTTCTAACTCAAAAGAGGAGTATAAATACATGGAACTAACGACTATTGACACTAACAACTATGCCGCTATGGCGAAAGCTATGGGCATTGCAAACGAGACCGGTGGTGAGCGTAAACAAGCCAGCACCCTTGCTCGTCTGCGTATCAATCACTCACCTGTGATGGGTGAGGCAGAGGTGAACGGCAAGACCGTGAACATGGAAGTAATCAGCGGGGGTACCTACAGGCTGGAAGTGCCTGATGGCCCAACGTACTATGCAGAGTCGGTGAAGATTCGCCCATACCTGCAACGCTTCATGTACAAGCGTTTTGTCCGTGGCATGGGCGATAGCCCTAATCGCTATGTCAAGACTGTCATGGCGGATAACCTGAACATTGACCTCAAGGACAATGACGGTGGGTTCAACTGCGGTAAACCTGCTGGCTACATACAAGACTTCAAGTCCCTGCCTGAGAAGACGCAGGAACTTATCAAGCAGATTAAGCGTGTTCGCGTTGTGCTTGGTACAGTCGAACTGGTCAATGCCACAGATGCATCAGGCAATCCTGTGGAAGTAGACGAGACTGCCTTTATCTGGGAAGTTGATAATCGTGATGCCTTCAAGAACGTGGGCGGTGCGTTTACCCAGCTTGCCAAGATGAAGCGTCTGCCTGTGCAGCATATGATTACTGCGAACACAGAGGAGCGTAAGATTCCTACTGGCGCAGTGTTCTATCTGCCTGTGGTATCTCTGGACGTTACCAAGACACTTGAACTGACCGATAAGGAACAGGACATGTTTGGTGACTTCATGCAGTGGGTGAATAACTACAACGAGTATATCATCAATGCGTGGACAGAGAAGGCTAACTCTCACGACGACGAAGATGACGAGGCCATTGTAGACGGTATCGTTGACATCGAAGTAGAAGAGGAGGTAGCCTGATGAACCACCCTGCTGAACTGGCGTTGCACCAATACATGGAGAATGCTGCTAGTGGTAAGTCCACTATGTCTGTGGAAACTATCCAGCAAGTAGGACAGGATGTAAAGTGCGCACTTGCACGTCAGTTTGGTGGGGGAAACAAGCGAGGTGAGTTTGGTCTACGCATGTCAAACGTGGGTAGGCCAACTTGCCAGCTTTGGTTTGAGAAGAACGAACCAGAGAAGGCGTTACCCCTACCAACTACATTCGTGATGAACATGATGATTGGAGACATCGTTGAAGCTGTCTTCAAAGGACTACTGAAAGAAGCAGGAGTACAGTATGAAGATGATGCTAAAGTTACGCTTGACCTTGGCGACGATACATCCGTCTCTGGCACCTACGATGTTTCTATTGACGGTGCTGTTGATGATATCAAGTCAGCATCTAATTGGTCGTATACTAACAAGTTTGAATCCTTCGAAACTCTTAGACAGAGTGATGCTTTCGGGTATGTAGCGCAGCTTGCTGGCTATGCGAAAGCATCAGGCAAACGTGCCGGTGGATGGTGGGTAGTGAACAAAGCCAATGGTGAGTTCAAGTATGTACCAGCTACAGGTCTTGACATTACGCAGGAAGTAAACAATATTAAGCAGACAGCGGCGACTATGCAAGAGAACAGGTTTGAGCGTTGCTTCGATGCTGTGCCTGAGAAGTTCCGTGGTAAGGAGACAGGCAACATGGTGCTTGGCACTGAATGTGGTTTCTGTCGCTACAGGTTCTCTTGTTGGCCTAACCTACAGGAACGGCCTGCTGTGATGTCACAAGCAAAGCAACCAAAGACGGTTGCCTATGTATCGTTAACAAAGGAGTATCAGTAATGAGTGAAGATATGGACACGTTGCTTGAGGAGATTAAAGCAACAGAAAAACACCTAGCAGAACTACGCGAAGAATATCGTGAGCGTAAGACAGCAGGTGTACGTGCTGCAATAGAGGCACGTGCAGAAGCAGATAAAGTGCTGCGCGAGGAATTGAAAGCTATCGGGTATCGTGACTTTACCCGTACCTTGGGCATCCACCGGCGACTAATCTAGTGCCTAATCACGCAGCATTTCGTGCAGCACGAAAGTATGGTTATAGGAGTGGGCTAGAACACAAGCTGTCTATCTACCTTGACGAACTCAAAGTGTCTTACGACTACGAGAAAGTTAAGATTGAGTGGGAAGACCTTGCGTACCGCACTTATACACCAGACTTCGTGCTGTGCAATGGTATCATCATCGAAACGAAGGGCATGTTTACTGCTGCTGATAGGCGCA